CTACGTTCTCTTTCTGGCCTCGTCAATCTGTTTTATCGTGGCCTCGATAGCAGCCGTTCTGCTCACATACCGCCGGATAATGTTCCGCACGGTTTCTTCTTCCCACCCCATGATTTCAGCAATTACACGTTCGGACAGACCGGCGATATAGAACTTTGTCGCCGCCGTCCCACGGAAGTCGTGAAAGTGTAAATCTCTATCGCCAAGCTTTGCTTCTTCGCGGCAGTCTGAAAACGATGACCCAAACCCGTTTACCGTCCAAGGTGCTTTCCTGGTGTTTGTCAAGACAATAGGAGACCGGCGTGGGATCGTTTGAAGCAAGGCCCTCAATTCCGCGTAAAGAGGAATGAGCGCTTCCTTCGTGTGACGACTTTTCCCGGTGGGTAGGATTATTGCGTTATCGGTGATATGAGACCATGACAGCCGCAAAAGATCGCCAGCGTGCAAGCCTGTGTGGGCTGCCAGATCAACCGCCCATGCGACTTCGGGTGAACATTTCGTTTTGAGCCGCGCGATATCCTGATCTGTCCATATGATGGCGGCACGGTCGTTTTTGTATAGCTGTTTAATGCCTTCACATGGATTTTGGCTAATCTTGCCAAGAGGGTCTACAGCATAGGACAGAACGCGGGAAAGGACTTGCATTCCATAGTCCGCAGTTCGTGGCTTATCGGCAAACTCCCCGCGCCATTTTCGAATGACTGGCCGTATTTTCTGAGGTCGATCAAACTGCGCTATGCTCAAGTCCCCGAATTTTTTCCCGATCCTATCCAGCCATCCATTCCAATTGCGTTTCGTGCTGTCGGCTAGCTTCTGGTAGTCGTGGCTAGACTTATAGGCCGTGATAACGGCGCGAAACTTTGAAGCATCTGGAATTACCCGACTATCATTTGCTTCTTGCAGCGAAGCCATAAATTCAGCCGATCCGGGTTCTCCACGAAGGGCCGGGCCGCCACGCCATGCATAATAATACGTGCGGACCTTTGCGTTAACTTTGTGGATGCCTTTCAAATCAACTGTAACCATGCTTTGCTTCGAATGCCCTTAGCTCTTTGTCCAGATCGCTATCCTGATCGATGACCCGTTCATCATTGTCTGAATAAATCAGGATCGCCCCATCGGTGCATAATTTAAGCATGACACCTAGGTCTTTGGCTACTGAGGCAGCACGAGCTATATCTGCCTTTGTGAAACGAAGTGGTTTCTGTCCCATCCTCACTCCCTTTCCCGCAGTGCGGCGCGGCCTTCAAGGTGATCCATGCGCGCAATGAGTTTGTCTATTTTGGCTTCCAAGCGTTCAGCTGTTGTTTGTGTGCCATCCTTGCGGTGACATTCCGCTTGGTCGCCATTGATGGCACGGTTCCAGCATCCGGGGACAAGGAACCGGCCTCCCGGCACATCTGGGTCAGTTATCCATCGGCAACGGCTCATTCGCCACCGCCTTTCAGGGCTTGGCGACCAGCTTCGGTGATGCGATACCAGAAGCCACAGCCAATAGTTTTCGGCTCTCGCGATATCAGGCCCATGGAGAACAACTGCTTGAGTGTGGCTGGCATAAAGTCACCCGTCATGCCAAAACGATTTCCAGCAATCGTTTCCAGAGCCTTTACTTGGTTCTTGGTCAGCTTCATTCGCTCTGCTCCCCAAGTGCGGAGGCGGCTAGCATGATATCCCTTGCAGCCTTGACGGCCTTTGACAACGCTCCTGATGCGATGCCGCGATACGCATCACCGCGCACTAGCAGTTCTTGAATATCGGCAGGAATACCAGCATCAGCGAGAGCGGCCAGCGCTGCTGTGGCACAATCTAGATAGAGTTCCTTACTCGGCATGGTTGGCCTCCCACGTATCAGGATGGTCAATGGTCATGGTCTGGCCGCAACATTTCGGCCAGCCGAGGCGCATGGCTTCGGCAGAGTTGACATTCTCAGTCGATCCGCACTTACGGCACCAGACCTGACCGCGCTTCAAAGATGGATGTGAGTTTGCTATTTTATTGTGCAGGCTCATTGCTGGTCTCCTTTGCGCGCAAGATGGCGATGCAGATTGCGATGGCGGGTGTTGTGCCAAGACCGCAGTAGCCTGATCGACCATGCTCAACTGTTAAGATAATTTCTGAGAATGGTTTTTCGTTTTGCCTATTGCTGCTGATTGTCCAGTCGCATCCCGGTAACCCCCTTTCGGCCAGTGCGATAGCGGCGTCTACAGAGGCAGTGAAGTACTCCGGGCCAGAGCATATTTCTGTACCGGAGACAGGCGGTGTGGCTGTTCTATAATGATCTCCTTCACGCTTGTACCCGTGCTTATGCAGCCACTCGCCCATGAAAAATTGATATATTTCCCAATCCACTTCCCTGTCAGGCGCGTCTAGCTTGGAGAGGCGGGTAATGAGGTCATATTTCATATCGCTCATCCTTAAATTCCCACGGCCTTTTTTGTCTGGCTTCGGCTTCAGAGGCTGCGGATGCTGCGGCGTCCATCAATGACCGACAGGCGTATTGCAGTCGGCGTAGCTCGCGCGAACTGAGGCGCTTCGATGCGATGAGGCCTTCAATGGAAGCAAAACCGTCTGTCGCAGAGTTGCTACCGAGTGACCGAACAATGTCGAGCCAAAAACCTTCAGTATCATGGGCAAAGTAAGCGCTCACAACGGCTTCCCTCCCAGCACGGCGCGGGCGTCTTTCAGCGCATCCCAAATCCCGGCATCGGCGGGGATGCTGAGCACGTGGGCCAGAGCGAGAGCGTTGGCGTGTAATGTCAGACGTTCCAGCGCCTTTTCGGCAGCCGCGAGCTTGGCGTCGAGGACTTCGTTTCTCTTCCAGAGCAAAGCATTCTGACGTGTGGCTGTTTCTGCAAGCGCCCGTTCCTCCGCCAATAGCTCCTCAGCCTGCGAGCGGATACATAACTCAACGTTCTTAGGTACATCGTCTGCTCTAAACACAGCTTGCGTGAACCCGCCATTGCTTCCCGGCAGTATTCCCGTCACGCCAACCGTCACCAGTCCCGCATCTGTAGCGGCAGGCGCGTTGCCGTCAGTATCCGGCGCGATCTTGTCATCAACGGGATTTGATGCGAGCGGGTTGGCGTTAACAGGTGTGGGGCAGGTGATCTCCTCCATGTAATCTGCGAAAGCATCAAAGATTACACTGAATGCGGCGTTCTGTTCTGGCGTTAGTTGCGCAGTCTTAACTACTTCGTAAGCTCTCAGGAGCCTGTCTCGTTCACTCTCCATGACGGTCGCCTCCTGATGGGTAATGGTGATCCATTCCGGCAGTAGGGCCGCAGGCTTTGGCAATTGCCGTCAAAGCTTCCTTCCTAAGCCGCTCATGATCCCATGACGGGTGAGGTTCGAGGAATGCCCGCGCCGCCAGCGTTGCGCTGATATAGCGATCAATCATATCTGCTTCTTTTCGCGTGAGGCTCATTCCCCGCCCTCCGAAGCTGGTGCCGGGGGGAGAGGACGCAAAGGCATCCAGTGAGTTGCGGTTACTGGTTCGTGGTACTGGTCGTACCAGTAATTGTCAGCAGGGCCATTTTCGTACCAGCCAGCAACAGCGCCGATCTCGTTAATGTCAGGGTCATTCCACCCCAATAGAACGATTGTCCCATCCTTCGGCGCGCTCTCGATCGGCTGCCACCTATCCCCATCGACCTTACCGGCGTCGGCGTCCTGCGAACGGTCGTGTTCTATGGCCTGTTCTTCCGACATGGTGCGCCAGTCGGGCCACGTGCGAGCCATGTTCTTTTGCTGCTTGGCGAGCAGGCGCGGCATCAAGTCATCGACGGAACCACCGTGCCGCCAGAAGCCATCCATGGCGAGAATGACAACATCAATCCATTCTGACAGGTCGTGCGGTTCCGCCTCGATTTCTTTCAGTTCTTTCTTGATATGGTCGATAATGCCTTTGGTGCGCAGTGCCGGTCCGAATGTGTTCTTGGACCATTCAATCTGACGGGCGTAATAGGTTTCCAGCGTGTCGGCGTCGGCATGGTTCGGGGAGGATATGGCGCGGAGTGATGCTTGAGCGCGTTCAAGGCCGTTTAGCTGACCAGCTTCATAAGCTTCAAGGCTATCCATACCCTCATAGTCTGACGCTCGGTGCTTCAACACTGTTGAGCCGACAGCGTGTTCCGCTTCCTCCAACGCCAGTTCACGCGCTGCGGAAGCCCCTTGCACAGGGAGGAAGGTCGAGCGCTCTGCATCCATGCGCCGGATATGGCGATCCTGAAACCACTTGCTGACAGCATCGAAATAAGCCTGCCGGTCGGCATCGCTGTTTGTTTCAAAAGCCTTCAAACGAAGCGCATCAATGGCGGCTTCTTCCTTCACGGCTTCTTCCGGTAGGGTGGTCATGGCTGGACCTCGCTGGCTGCGATCATGGCGTCGGCAAATCGATAGGCATATTCAGACGCTCCATCTGGCTTGAAAGCGCACTCTTCATCTGCTGCCAAAAGCCCTTGTAGTACCTTCGCTGCGAAGTAATCGCGGAGCGTCATGCCATCCTGCTCAAAGTGACCGCCTTGGCTATGCTCTGCGGCTGAACGTGGAAACGCCGGCCCACCTGTTTTAATGTCGGTCATGCTCGTGAACCTTCGCTAACAGGGCGACCGAATATGTCGCGCTTACGGGGAGGGAGTTGTTTCGTGAGGCGTTTCGGCTGCTTGTCCTTGATGGCAAGCTTGGAAGACGGACGCTTCGCGCCTTTGAACTTCGCTTCCCGGCGCTTCGCCTCTGCGATTAGTGCAACATCCTGCTTTGTCTTGACGGCGTGGCACTTCTGATGCGCCAGCTTGAGATTGTCGTCGCTGTTGTCGCCAGTCATCGCCAGCGGGTTCACATGCTCGATTTCCCAAGCGTCAAGGCTGGCATCAATTTTGCCGGAACAGATATGGCAGATCCCCTTGTTCAAAGCGAAAAGCCGTGTGCGCTCCTTCGTGGAGAATGACTTACGCATGGTTCACCTCCGAGAAATCAGAGAGCGAAAGCACGATATCGAGATGAAGCGCGCATTCACGGTCGAACGGGCCGTAAACTTCCTGTTCAAGCTGCTTGGTCTTTTCAGCTTTCACAGCGTCATATGGGCGGCTGCGGTAATGTGCAGGGATAAGAAGGGGCTTGCTCATGACGCTTTCCTTTCGAGAAAAGCTTCGTCGCTCCACACAACGCCATGGCGATCACCGTACTCTTGAATGCACGTGATCAAGTCGGCCATCTGGCGGACGGTGAGGCGTGATGAATGGAAACCGAGTGGGAAAGGGCCGGAGCCGTCCAAGCCTTCACAGAATTTCACCTGATGACCAAGGGAGTGCATAAAAGCGCATTTCCATGTTTCAGGCGTCCAGTGACGACCTTCCGGCTTTGCTCGTGAAATATCCGAGAGCATGGCCCACATCTTGGCGTTCTGGTCGTTGGATCGTGTAGCCTCGCGGATAGACACGACAGCATCAACCGGAGCGCGATCGATCAGCCATTTAGCAAAATCACGTTGGCTCTTGCCTCGGAGGATGACAGTCTGGGCCATTTAAGCCGCCTCCCTTTGATCGTCTGGCAGGGACTTGCCATGGCGCACGAATTCATCGTGAAGGTTTTTCTGCCAATCCTCTGGAAGCTGCTTTCGCTTTTCGACACATTCGCTATCTTTCCACCATGCCACGAGATCGGCACGCGCCTTTATTCTGCGCATATCTTTTTCAAGCGCTGCATAGAGCACCCGCGCATCTTCACTCTTAGTGGACAACTTCGTGGAGTTTGACGGCTCGTCTTGGCGGAATTCCTTCTTAAGTTCGTCTACGTACTTTTGATCATCCCAACGGCCAAGGAAGATGTTTGCCGCGATGCCAAGCTGAGATGCGGCCTTGATAATCGCATCGGTGAGCGACTTCTTCGGCGCATCCTCGTCAGACATTAGGCCGTTGTTCCGCGTTTTCATCAGAGCTTTGGTCTGGCCGTATGCCTCATAGTAATTCTGGCGGTCGGTGTGCCAAAAGCGGATGCGGCACCAGTGAAGGATTTCCTCGCCAAGCGGCGTGAAGTCTTCTGCCAGAACCTCCCATCCAAAGCCCTGACCAACTGGTCCGAACATATCTGTCAGGCACCAGATGACATGCTGCGGGTTTGGAGACGTGCCTTTATATGCCTTGCCTGTAATGGCCTTGGTCATTGCCGGGGCAATATCGGCGTGGGCTTCCCATAGATCGAGTTTTCCAGACATGTCATGCCCTCCTGATCATAAGGCTGTGAACGCCAAGGGAGAGTTCAGCGCCTGGAATTTTCTCCCCAGCTTCAAGAGCCGACTTGATGGCCTTGAGGTCGGGTTTCTTTTCGATGCGATAAAAGCCCTGCGGGATGGCGTCTAGGTCGGTCACTTCGGCCTTGGTGCGTGGCGAAAGAACGCTGTAGGTCGCAAATGGTGTGACCAGCTTTTCAACGTCTGCTGCATTGAGAATGGCGAGGGAGAGGGCCTTGTATCCGTCCGCCTGCTTCTCGAAACGCTTCTGGCGCTCGGCTGCGTCGTCCTTTTCGGACTTGGCACCTTCTGCCAAAGCTTCGGTTTTACGCATCCGGCGATAGACACGGTGCAGAAATTCTATCGCGCTCGTTTCACCGTCGATCATATCGACGCGCAATTCTTCGTCGTCCGCCAGTTCAGGGTTATCTGAAACAAGTTCGGAAATCTGGGCTTCAATAGAGGCAAGATCAGACTTGAGATAACGGTCGCTCATGCTGCTGTCCTTTCGCGCTCAAAACAGCGCTCCTGACGCACACGAAGCATCAGGCGTTTTGCTGCCTGCCAGTGTTCGTTGAAGCTCTGGAAATATCTGGCTGCATAGTCATCCATGCCGTGATCCAGATAACCCTTAGCATCGGCACGGTAGGAAAGAGCGGTGCGGCGCTGCTTCTGTGCTGCCGAGAAAAGGAGTTGCGAATAGCTCATGCTGCCAATTCCTCTGCATCAAGCCGCTCCAGCGCCGCATAGAGTTCGGCGTCCTTCTGTTCGAGATAACGGCGGGCTGGGACGTAACGCTTCGGCTGTTCATGATGACGCACTGCTGATGCCTAAGATCAAAACCATCAAGTCTATCGTATCCACGATGAAGCCAAGGCTGACAGTGGACCGGAAGCAGCAAGAGGCAGTGCGGCTTAGAGAGCGCGATCAGAACACCGAATGGAGAGCTTGGTATAAGACCAGCAAGTGGCAGCGGTTGCGTGAGCAGGTGCTGGTACGAGACGGCTACAAGTGCCAGCGTACAGGCGTCCTCCTGATCGGCAAGCACCCAGCGCCCAATAGCCCTGTAGTGGACCATATCAAGCCACATCGTGGGAATGAGGAACTGTTTTGGGATATGGGCAACCTACAGTCTGTGTCCAAGGAATACCACGACAGCATCAAGCAGGCACAGGAGAGAGCAGACAAGGTAGCTGCCATTCATCCTAAGTGGCTACAGCCTTCGCTAACCCCACTGACCATTGTGTGCGGCCATGCCGGATCGGGCAAGAGTACGTATGTGTCTAGGAATAAAGGCCCATTCGATCTTGTCATAGACCTGGATGTGATTGCGTCTGAGATATCAGGCGATCCATTACACGCATGGGACCGTGACAAGTGGCTGAATGCGGCGCTCTATAGGCGCAATGACATGCTTGGCTCCCTGTCTCGCCCATCCAACCACCGTGCAGCTTGGTTCATAGTAGCAGAGCCAAAGGCAAAGCACTGTGACTGGTGGCAACAGGTACTCAAACCGCAAGCCATCATCGTTCTGGAAGTGGATGAGCCTACGTGCATGGCGCAAGCAAGCCGTGATCCAGACCGAGACATGGCTAGAACAGAGCAGGCAATCACCAATTGGTGGGCCAATTACGAACTAAGGATAGGCGATAAGGTTGTAAGGCCAGAAGCGTCAACTCTTTACTTTGGTCGCCGGGTGTTCGGTCTGGCTCAAGCTGCTGACAAATCGGCAGGATCGATGTTCCAGAATGGACTTCGCCCATCTGGTGTCCTCAAGTTTGAGAAATGGCTGACAGAAGAACAGCGCGAGGTTGCAGAGCAGAAACTGGCTGCGAAAATCGGCAGCGGGAACGCTGGTAAGCCCATCGTCCTTGAAGGCGGTACAGAATGGCAGCAACTGACGATTACGCCAGAAGATGCCCAGATGCTGGAAACGCGGGCTTTCTCGGTTGAGGAAATCTGCCGGTTCTTCGGGGTTCCGCCTCACATGGTCGGCCATACGTCGAAATCGACCAGTTGGGGATTGGGTATCGAGCAGCAGACGCTGGCATTCCAGAAGTTCACTCTTCGCCGTCGTTTGAAGCGTATCGAACAGGCGCTCGAAAAGCAGTTGCTGACGCCAGCGGACAAAGCCGCCGGGATCATCATAGAATTTAACCAGGAAGGGCTTCTGCGCGGCGACAGCGGCGGTAGGGCGAAGTTCTACCAGCAGATGACCGCTATTGGGGCCATGACTATCAATGAGGTCCGGTCCTTGGAAAACTATCCGCCAGTGGAAGGCGGAGATGTACCGCGTATGCAGATGCAGAATGTTCCGATCACCGATGCGGGTGAAGAGAGAGAACTGACGCCACGTCAGACCGACAACGATGAATAAATCTCTATGAAAACCAAAGACTTTGCCCTACAGGTTAAAGACCTGTCGGAAGACGGCACCTTTACGGGTTACGGCTCGGTCAATGGCAACGTGGACAGCTACGGCGAGCGCGTCATGCCGGGTGCTTTTGCCGGAAGCCTTGCCAAGCACAAGCGTGAGGGAACCAACGTCCTCATGCTATGGCAGCACAACCCGAACGAGCCGATTGGCATTTGGGAAGACCTTGCCGAAGATGCAAAGGGCCTCTGGGGCAAAGGCCGCCTCATCATGGAAGTGCAGAAGGCCCGCGAGGTCCACGCACTCATGAAGGCGAACGTAATCGGCGGACTGTCTATCGGGTACCGCGAGATCAAGGCAACGCCAGACGGCAATGTGCGCAACCTGGAGGAATTGGACCTGCGCGAAATCTCGCCAGTGTCGTTCCCGGCCAACCGACGCGCTCGTATCGAGGCAGCGAAATCCGAACGCATGGAAGAATTCGCCCGTCGCCTGCGCGATGGAGACCCCATGCCTATCAAAGAGTTTGAGGACATCTTGCGTGAGGCAGGGGTTCCAAAAAGCATGGCTACACAGATTGCCTCTGTTGGCTATGCGAAGGCCGCTCTGGGTGAGCCAGAGGGCGAAAAGGCAGATGACGCAACCGCCTTCTTGACTGCGTTGCGCGGTTAAATCCAAACCTCTTTGTCCAGAAAGGACATTCCCATGAGTGAAGTTAAAACAGCAGAGCAGCTTGCTATGGAGGTCAAGGCCGACTTCGAGAAGAAGTTCGACACCGTGAAGGAAATCGCTGAAAAGGCCGTGACGGAAGCCAAGAAGAACGGCGACCTCAGCGAAGGCCTGAAGGAAAAGGCCGACGAAAATCTGCTCGCCATGAACGAACTCAAGGCTCGCCTTGACGAGTTCGAGCAGAAGGCGGCCCGCTCCGGTGGAGAAGGTGAGCGCGAAAAGTCCATCGGCGAACAGTTCGTTGAGAACGACAAGGTCAAGGAATTTCTCGGTCAGGCGAACCCTCGTGGTCGCATCGACATTCAGACCAAGGCCACGCTGACCACGGCAACCACGAACGCTGCCGGTTCCGTTGGCGCTGCGATCCAGACCACTCGCCTTCCAGGCATCCTTGAACTGCCCCAGCGCCGCCTCACGATCCGTGACCTGCTTTCGCAGGGCCAGATGGACGGCGGTTCGCTGGAATACGTCAAGGAAAAGGGCTTCAACAACAACGCTGCTCCGGTGGCTGAAGGTGCCGCAAAGCCCGGTTCTGATATTCAGTTCGAACTGATCACGACCTCTGCCAAGGTCATCGCCCACTGGATGAAGGCATCCCGTCAGGTGCTGTCTGACATTTCCCAGCTTCGTTCGATCATTGATCAGCGTCTGCTGTACGGTCTGGCGTACGTCGAAGAGAACCAGCTTCTCAACGGCGATGGCACGGGCCAGAACCTGCTCGGCATCATCCCGCAGGCAACCGCCTTTGCGGTCCCGGCTGGCACAACCATGCCCGCGACTGTGACCGGCATTGACCGCCTCCGTGTCGCGATGCTTCAGGCAGCTCTTGCTGAATACCCGGCGACGGGGTCACGTTCTCAGCCCGATTGACTGGACTTCGATCGAACTCCTGAAGGACACCCAGGGCCGTTACATCATCGGTAACCCGCAGGGAACGATTGCTCCGACCCTCTGGGGTCTGCCGGTTGTTACGACCCAGGCCATGGCCGCAGGCAAGTTCCTCACCGGTGCATTCAAGCTGGGCGCGCAGATTTTCGACCGCTGGCAGGCTCGCGTCGAAGTCGCAACCGAGAACGAAGACGACTTCATCAAGAACCTCGTCACCATCCTCGCAGAAGAGCGTCTTGCTCTGGCCGTGTATCGTCCAGAAGCGTTCATCTACGGCGATGTGAACGAAGCATCTGGTGGCTAAGTTCGGCTCAAATCGACGGGCGGTTAACGCCGCCCGTTTCTTGAACCGAAGGAGATAGCAATGGAATACGATGTCAAACGACAGCATCAGGGCGACAAGTTCTACCGATATGGTGAAGTGCGTACTGCATCGCCCAATGATGTTGCGCACCTCGTGAAAAACGGCGTCCTTCAAGAGAAAGCCGAGCCGAAGCACAAGAACAAGGCCGAAGGCGCATCTGACAAGAACAAGGGCGAATAATCGATGCTGCTTCCAGTCCGTACACAAGCGCCAGCAGAGACGCCGGTATCGCTTGAGGAGGCGCGCCAGCATCTGATTGTCTCAGGGTTTATCGATGACGATGATCAGATCACGCGCTTTATTCAGGCCGCTACCGACCATCTTGAGCGAATGCTGAACATGGCGCTTGTCACCCAGACGTGGGAGCAGTCCTTTTGTTCGTTCGATAGCTTCCTGCGGCTGCGTTATGGCCCGGTGGCGAACGTTGTATCGGTGAAGTACTTCGACACCGACAATGTGGAACAAACCGTTCCAGCGGGCTCCTACAAGACCATGGGCTACACATGCGGGACGAGTGTCACGCTCACTTACGGTAACTCATGGCCCGCTACTGTTGCCCGCGCCGATGCGGTCACTATCGAATATATGGCTGGCGTTCCGGCGTCTGATGTCCCGGCGTCTCTCAAGGCGGCCATCCTTATGCATGTCGGGCTGATGTATTCGTACCGTGGCGACCCGGAAGGCCCACGCATCGACAGCAACCCGGCCTATGAGGCGCTTATCTGGCCGTTCCGGCGTCCAAAGGTGTGACCATGGCAAAAGCAGGATCGGGACAGCTTCACTATCAGGTCGCGTTGCTCAAGCGTGAAGGAATTGATGATGGGCAGGGGAATACCCAAGGAAAATTCGTCGAGCAGTTTCAGATGCGCGCCGAGTTCATACACCTTCGAGGCGGTGAAGCTGTCATTGCAGGTCGGCTCCAAGGCAAGCACACCCAGGTTATCCGGGTCCGCAACTCGTCCAATACGCGCTTGATTTCAACAGACTGGATGATTATGGATGTGCGCACTGGAAAATCGTTCGATATCAGAGATATAAAGCTAGAAGTTAACAGACAATTCATCGCGCTCACGTGCGAAAGTGGCGTAGCTATGGGTGGATGGCATCAAAGCTCTTGAGAAGCGTCTGACCAAAACGATACCGGAGGCAATTCGCAAAGCCGCTTCGGATGCGATGGAAAAGGGCGCTCAAGAAGTCGTGGACATGATGAAACGCCGGGTTCCGCGTGACACTGGCGAGTTGGCCAGTACCACCGGATGGACATGGGGTGATGCGCCGAAAGGCTCCATGGTGATCGGTGAAGTTCAGAACCGGAAATACAACACCATGCGCATCGTGATCTTTGCAGGCAGCGAGAAAACGCGGGTGGGCAGTCGAAATCAGTTCCAGCTCGCACGGTTGCATGAGTTCGGAACCCAGGAAATGGGACCGAAGCCTTTCTTCTTTGGCTCATGGCGCGCAAGCAAGACGCGCGTCAGGTCCAGAGTGACGCGAGCTATCAGAGAAGCGATTAAGAGGGAAAACGGCGCGTGAATATCTCCGAAGAGCTTCAGCGTTTTACCTATACGCTAAATTGCGCACAGTTCCAGAAGTAATGACCTTGGCAGGCGGACGTGTTTATGACCGGGTGCCAGAAGATAAGGCGTTCCCGTACATTAGTTTCGGGCCGTCAGACATAGTTGACGATGGTGCAGAATGTATCGAGGCGGAAACTCATACCATCCAACTCGATGCATGGTCGCGAGCCGTTGGTAAGGGCGAATGCAAGAATTTGGTTGACGGCATCAAAAAAGCGCTCCAGCGCGATACGCCGGAGCTTTCGGACAATGCAATCGTGGAAATGACCGTGCCGTTTTCGAGGATCGTCACAGACCCTGACGGACTAACCACACACGGCATCATCCAGGTGGAAATCAGAGCGGAGATCGCGTGATGGCATGGGCAATCTTTAAGGTTGAGTGCAACTGGTCTCGTCCAAAAAGTCGGTTCTCATTCAAAGCTAAGGCGTCGCCGGAACCACAGGAACGTCCGCAGGATTTCATCGATTATTGCGTGTCGAAGGGCTGGGCCACCAAGGTTCAAAGCCCATCACGCGATGAAAAACGCGCTCTGAAGAGCCGTAACCGGGCGAAATAAGCCCATTCACCTGAAACCGGGCCTCAAGCCCTTTTAAGGCTGGCGAATAGCTGGCCCGTTTTCGCATGGAGAAACCACATGGTTAAGCCAACCACAGCCGCATTCCCTGACTTCATCCTTGAAGTTGAGGCAGAGACAGCCGGAACGTTCACAAAGGTGTGCGGCCTTACTCAACGCGGCATCAACCGCCAGCACAATATGCAAACCACGGAAGTGCCGCAGGATTGCGACGACGAAAGCCTGCCTTCCGCTATCGAGCGCGCTGTGCAGTCCTCGGAAGTGACCATATCGGCAAATGGCATCTGGGCAGCCCAGAGCCACGAAATGATGATGGACTGGTGGTACAACGGTCAGGTGAAGAATATCCGCATCCAGCACGTCAAGGCGGCTGTCGGTGATACGGAATATGAAACCGGGCCTGCCTACTTGGTCAACCTCAACAATGCCGTCGAAAAAGGCCAGAAGGTCAGCGCTGATATCGAAATCCAGTTCGACGGCGTTCCGACCCGAACCGCTAAGGTTGCTTCATAATGCGGCCAGCCCGTTCATTTGTGTGGCCCGCCGGTGAGCATGATTTCTGTCTCGGTATTGGTGAACTTCGGGCGCTTGAACAGCGCTCGGATGCCGGCTGCTTTGTAATCCTCACGCGCCTTCTGACATCACAGTGGAAGATTGACGATGTACTGCAACCGATCCGGCTCGGCCTCATCGGTGGCGGCATGGATGAGCGCGAGGCCCAACGAACCATCGACCGGGCGCTTGAGATAGCCAGCCCTGACAGCCTTGCCGTCCCCGCCGCTACAATCCTCCATTCCTTCCTGATGTGGGATGAGGAGGCCGACCAGCCGGGGGAGTTAAAGGCAGGGACGGAAAAAGCAGCGCGCCGCTCCCGAACGGAAAAACAAGGTGGTCCCAGTTCTACATGACTGGGGCCGCTCTCGGCCTGTCGCCTCGGCAGATCGATGACATGACGCTGTGGGAATTTAACTGCTGCGCAACTGGCTTCGCCAAGGCGAACGGGGCTGAAGATAAAGCACCTGATTATAGCGACGAAGTTTTAAGCGAGCTCGGCATTGCCGGGTTCGAATGACGACTTGGAAGGGTTGAACCATGGCTGACGATGCTGCCGCCTTGCTGATACGCATTGAAGCATCGCAGGCGAAGGTCGAAAAGCAAATGGCCGCTATTGCGCGTCGTGCCGCCAAGGAAGCGCAGTCGGTCGAAGACCGTTTCAAGAAGGCAAACGACAATGTCGCCAAGTCGTTCAAGGACGGTAGTGACAAGGCTGTTATGTCCATTGGTGCGACACGTGCCGCTACCGCTAACCTGTCTTTCCAGTTGAACGATATCGCCACCAGCCTTGCAGGTGGGGCCTCGCCCGTCACGGTAATGATGCAGCAGGGCGGGCAGGTTGCGCAGGTCTTTCAGGGCAGCGGCGGCGTCATCAATGCTGTCAAGCTTTTGGGCGGTGCGTTTGCCTCTGTGCTCAATCCGGTATCTCTCGCATCCTTCGCCATTATCGGGCTGACCGGTGCGGCATATCAGTACTTCACCAGCCTCGGCAGCGATGTGAAAGACGCTGAGGAAGTGCTTAAAGGTCACTCCGAACTTATCCGACGCATCAAGGATGCGTATGGGGAGGCCGCAGCCGGTGCGGATGAGTATAGCGCCAAGAGCCGTCAGATACTGGCATTTGACATTCAGGAACGCATTCGCGAGTACAAAGACACGATTGCGAGCGTTGCCAGCGATTTGAACGACCAGCTTTCCTCGATCCCATCCGGTAAGTTCGAAGGCGCTACTTATATCATTCAGGAGCTTCAGGGCGCGCTCAACAATCTCCGGGAAGGCATCAAGAACGGCGATCCTGATATCCGCAAGTTCATCAATCGCCTGATTGAGATCGAAAACCAGACCGGAACGCATGAAAGCATCAAGGCTATTATCCGGGAAATCATCAACTCAGGTAAGGCAGGCGATGAAGTCCAATCAAAGCTTGAGACGCTAACAGGCGTGATTACCGGCGTTGGCACTGCGGCAAGGCGTCAGGCTGATAACGTCAGCGCCTTCACCAAATCGGTGCGAGAGCTTGCCAACATCGCGATCCCCGCCCTTTCTGAAATGGAGAAGGCAGAAAAGGCATACAGCGATGCTCTGCGCAATGCGACAACGCGCGAAGAACGCGACGATGCGTATCGCGCGTTCCAGGCAGCACAAGAACGTATCCGGGTTGCCCAGACGATACCTATACCCGGCCAACGTCCAAACCCAGAGAGCTTCGCCCCAGAGCGTGAACGGCGCACCGGGGGAACTCGCAGCAAGAAGGTAAAGGACAGCTTTGACGAGCTTGACGATATCGTAGCGAAGTATGTTCGCGATGTCGTGATGGCTGAAAGTGGTGGCCGCGCCAATGCGAAGAACCCACTTTCCTCCGCAACCGGCCTCGGCCAGTTCATCGAAAGTACTTGGCTTGATCTGTTCAAGAAGAACTTCCCGGATCGTGCCAAGAACATGTCGGATCAGACAATCCTTGCGCTGCGCAATGACGCGGAGATTTCTAAGAAGCTGATTGAGGCATATGCCCGTGAGAATGCGGCGGTCCTTCGTCAAGCTGGTGTATCTATCAATGAAGCTGCCCTTCAGCTTGCCACTTCCTCGGCCCGAAAGGTGCCATCTCGGTTCTGACGGCGAAGAGCGGCACATTGGTCAGCCAAGTTCTGCCCCAGTCGGCCATATCGGCCAACCAGTCGATCCTCGGTGGGGGTAAGACCGTTGATGACGTGATTGCCTACGCGCAAAGCCGTGTGTCAGCCTATGACCAGATGAAGGAAGCGGCGCGGGCCTACAAGCTTGAACAGAAGGAGTTGAACCGAGAGGCGAAAGAGTTTGCTAACCTCGGCAAAGACCTTCTGGGCGGCTTCATTGATGACCTGCGCAATGGCGCGAGCGCTTCCGAAGCTCTGGCGAATGCGCTTCAGAAAGTCGCCAGCAAGCTTATCGACATCGCGTTGAACAACATCTTCAGCGGCGGCGGTCTGTTTGGCGGCGGCAAGGGCGGACTTTTCGGCGGCGCTATTATTCCGGGCATCCTACACAGTGGCGGCGTGGCAGGAACCCACGGATATAACCACGGTCGCTCAGTATCGCCTTCGGTTTTTGCCGGTGCTAAGCGTTACCATACCGGCGGTGTAGCAGGACTTCAGCCCGGCGAAATTCCGGCCATTCTCCAGCGCGGTGAAGTTGTCCTTTCTCGCGGTGCAGGGATGGTGAACAAGGCTAGAAGCACGGAAACCATCCACGTTGTTCTTCAGGATGACAGTGGCCGAATGGCCCAGATTGCCGATCAGCGTATTCAGACAGCTTCCGGCGCAATTGTTCAGGTATCGGTGCAGCAAAGCGCCAAGGCTGTTCAATCTAACTTCCCGACAATGTTGGCAGATGCACAAGCGAGAAAAATGTAATGGCAACCATTCTCTGGCCCCGTTCGGTTCTCAAGCCGAAGCGCGACCCGTTCAATATTGCCCCGCGCACGCTCGCAGGCCCTTCCAGCGTGTCGGGCGTGACGCAGGTTACGGCTTCGGACGCGGTATCTGGAAGGCGACGTTCAGCGATATCATCATTCGTCGTGGATCGCCTTCCGTTCTCGCATTTCGGGCTATTGCGAACCTGCTGGAAGGCCGTTTGCATCCTATCCTGGTTCCGCGTTGCTGCGCTTATCAACCGTTCGATCCTGACGGCAACGGCGCGGCGGATAAGGTGCCTCATTCGGATACAAGCCCGTTCAGCGATGGCGGGCTATACCGATCCCGATCAATCGATATTCGCCTGACCAGCAACATACCGTTGCGCGGGATGACGGCGAACATATCGCTTGTTACGGCGGGACAATTGCAGCCAGGCATGGATTTTTCCATCGGTGAGCGAATGTACCGTATTCGCACCGTTCAGATGACAGGCACAAACACGGCTACTATCACATTCCGTCCTCCGGCCCGCGAAGCCGCGCCAGCCGGTAGCGATATGGAGTTCGATTATCCGGTGTGCCGGATGCGACTGGCGTCCGATAGCGAAATGGACCTCGATTTTGATCTGATTTCGCAGTGGTCATTCCCTTCAGTGAATTTCGTGGAAGATGTCTGATGTCCTTCTTTAACCCGTCGCAACTGGCTGAGTTCGCCAAGCATGAAGTGCGGCTGGATTTCCTTGTCGAGTTCCGCTTTGCGTCAGAGACGATGCGTGTCTGGAACGGGAATACGGCGCTGGAAACCGGCGGCAATCGCTATGAACCGATGTACGGCTACGGCTCTATTGACGGCATCGGCATGGCTTCGACCACAGCCGCGCAGAACGTCACCTTCCAGCTTTCGGGACTGCCGGATGCGACATTGAACTTTCTCGCGATGGCACTTGATGCAAACGATGAGGTGGATCAGCGTATTGTCGTTATCTCTATCCAGCTTTTCGATGAGGAATGGCAGCCTCTCGGCGTCCCTGCTCCGATCTGGTGGGGCTTCATGCAGCCGCCACGCATCAGCCGCACCGAAATGCAGGGTACAGAAGGGGCAATTCAGTCGATCAGCATGACGGCAGAGAACGCATTTTTCAACCGATCACGACCAGCATATGGCCGCTATACCGACCGCGACCAGCAGCGCCGCTCGCCCGGTGACAAGTTCTGTCAGTTCATCGGTTCGCTATTGTTTAAATCCTTCACATACCCCGACTACTATGGCAAGCAATTGAAAATAAATGAGTTTGTAACTGCCGAGGCTCAAAAGCCTTTCCGGTGGGGTGAGACCGATTGTGTCTCGACCGTGGATCGCTGGATACGGTCAAACACGGGTCTGTCACCGCTCGCCTGGGTAGATCGTGAATATTCGGACGCCGATGGGGCGGCTTCAATATTGAAGGACCGCGGTGGGCTGGCCGTTCTGGTTAACCGGGCAATGCGGTCGCAGGGGTTCATTAAGACCGGTGAGCCTGTGACCGGCGATGTCGGTTTGGTCTTCCATAACGAAAAACTCTGCATGGCAGTTCATGCCGGTGATTGCTGGTTCTCGCACGATGAATACGGCTTCATCGGCGCGCCATTGAACGCTGTCTGGAAAGCTTGGAGAATTAAATGCCAGTAGCTCTTTCAGGCATCATCGCGTCTGTCGTTGGCGCGGGCGCGCTTGGCGCTGCCTTGCAGACTGGTCTTGCTCTCATCACGCTTGCAGCCGGGACGACGCTTGCGGCTTGGCTATTACGCTTGGTGTTTCCTATCTTGCATCATCTTTGTTTCGCCCGAAGCAGCCAAAGCCAGAAGATGTTCAGCAGCAGGTTCGTCAGCCAACGCCGCCGCGTATCCGCCATTACGGTCGCGTTAAGACATCTGGCGCTTGGATATTCGCAGAAACCCAGAGCGGTGGCTTCTACAAGGTTCTTGCATTGGGGCAGGGGCCATTCGATGCCATTGAGGAATTCTGGCTAGACGACCAGAAGATTGACCTGTTGCCCGATGGCACTCCTGTGCCGCCAAGCAAGTACAGGGAATGGACGGATGGAAACGCGCTTCTCCGATTGGAAGCCAGACTTGGCGCTTCTACGGAGACAGCATACAGCGAATTGACATCGAAGTTTCCGCAGTGGACAGCAGCGCACCGTGGCGACGGTATAGCCTCCTTGCTCGCCTGTCAGTACGCTGTCGGTGACGAATATTATCTAAGCCTCTTCCCGAACGGGGTGAACACGAATTATCGCGTCGTGGCTCGGACATCTCTCGTCAAAAACCCGGTAACTGGTGCGGTCACATGGAACGATAACGCCGCCGCAGTGATCTGGGATTACATGACGCACAAGGACGGTATGCGCCTGCCAGAAAGCCTTTTCACAACGCCAAACGCACAAGCTGGCTGGGTAGCTTCGTATAACAGGGCAGCGGAGGCAATTCCTATTGCTGCGGGCGGCACTGAGCCTCGGTATCGTCTCTGGGGTTCATATAGCCTTGATGAGCGTCCAGCGGACGTATTGGGCCGAATGCTGGACTGCTGCGATGGTAGGCTGGTGCCGACGCCAGACGGTGGCTTGACGCTTGATATCGGGGCATGGTCCGAGCCAACTGTGGTTCTCACCGCTGATGCAATCACCGGGTTCAGCGACGTGGGCCGTTGCCGTGACGTGATGACAACGGCAAACACGATCCGGGCAACATTCCTCGACATCAATCAAGATTATCAGGCGTCTGACGCAGATCCTTGGGCTGATGAGGCCGATGTATCGGAGCGTGGTGAAGAAGCCAAAGATGTTCAATTCAATATGGCTCCTTCGCACAGCCAGGCAAGACGCTTGATGAAGCTCGAATGGTTCCGAGCTAACCCGAATTGGGTAGGGACGTTCAACACGAACCTGATGGGCCTTGCTGCTTTCGGCGAACGGTTGATCCGCATCCAATACCCGCTGTTCGGAATTAACAGTGTTTTTGAAGTCCTTGATTTTAAATTCATCCTTGGTGAAGGAGGCCTTCTGCAAGGGGCGACCATTCAGGTCCAGTCCATGCCGGACACTGCTTACCAGTGGGACACATCACAGGAAGGCACAGCGCCGGTATCGGACGAAACTGCTTCGGACGATGATTTGCCAGTTCCAGACGCGCCAGATGTTCTGATTATCGCTGGACCAGCAGCAGAACTGAGCTTCCCGCCTACCGGCAACATCCTGTTGAACTATATGGTCCGCTGGAAAAAGACGGCTGATACCGAATGGCGTGTGGCTGGTCCGCTCGAAAACGACGCAGAGAGCTTTGAAACACCAACGCTGTCAGCGCTGACACAGTACGAGTTCCAATTGGCCGTTCGTACCCAGAAGGGACGCGTAGGCGCTTACTCGGCCAGCACGATCAAAACGACGCCCTGACCACCCCAACAAACTAAGAAACCCACACCCTGCCTTGGCGGGGCGTTTTGCTATGGAGCATTCGCATGACCGTTCGCACGATTGACGAGATTTTCCGCGATTTCGTGATTGATGGTGTTCCGGCATCAGAGCCGTTTCATCCTTACAAGCCTGACCTTCGCGATACGTTGAAAGCGTTGCTTGAGGGCCTTTCGGCGTTCCCTGATAACCGCGTCATTCGTCTGAACAACGCTGACGAAGGTACAGCCAATAATATCGTCGTGACATCTTCTGTCGCGATCCCGACGGCTGCGTATCAGGTGCTTTATATCCTGAATGTCACTCAGGAGAACACGGGGCCGGTGACGGTATCTGGCACGATTAATCGCGATCTGGTTACGAATATCAATCAGCCAGTCCCGGCAGGATACCTGATGCCTGGCATGGCGCTGCTATGCATTGATACCGGCACAGAATTGCGTTTGCTGTCCTATGGCGATGCAGAAGCCATCCTTGCCGCCGCTGAAGACGCAGCCGCACGGGCGGAGGCGGCGGCATCCGGTGTTAATCTACCCAAAATCAGCGCCGCCGATGCAGGTAAGTCTCTTATCGTTAATCAAGATGGGACCGGTTATGATGTTGGCCTTGCTGTAGAGTTTGCCACCGAAACTCAAGCAAAAGCGCCGGGTACGCCAGAGAACGATGGGTTAGTCGTAAACCTCCTCCGAACTCTGCAACAAGGTCAGGCTCGCGGGTTTTTCTCGCTGAAAGACTTTGCGACTACAGTGATTGACAATGGAAGCAACAGTGCAATTTCTGCGTTGCAGTCTGCCGTTAATTCAGGTAAAACAGTCGTAATGCCAAAGACAGACGACAGTTATCTGTTTAATGGAGACGTTATAATCAATAACCCTGTCAAGTTGCGTGGCGCATATGGTGGCTCAAAAATAAAGCGCGTCGGTGCTATTAGTCGTTTTTTACTTAGAGCAAATCATATAAATATTGGAGATTTCATAGAAGATGGGTCTGAAATGACGGGGCAAGCAGCGTTGTTCCATTTCGACACTATCGAAAATGATGCATCCAGATACATTCAACATACGCTTATTGAGAATGTTCGGTCTTTTAATTCCGGTGGGTTGATTGACGATAACAATGTAAAGGGGGCCGCGGCCACACCTTATGTTTGGGACATTTTAATTAGGAACGTTTATGCCTTCGGATGCCGTGGGCATGGCATCCGCATGAGGGATGGCTTTGCGTTTCTGCGCTTTGAAGATGTTGAAATTGGGTTAGGGCCGCAATATGGTGGTGTAAGCCTACCAGCATATGAGTTTCGAAATTTTGAGGGGTTATTTCTTCGCCGCACCGAAGCCACTGGATTAGATGGATATACAGACCTTGGATACGTACCAGATGCTGAACAGCGGGGGTTCATCTTTGCAGACGGAGCAGCCCTCCACATCAATAGCCTGTTTGCAGATAATAACAAGGGTGATGGCGTGTTTTGCCAAAACGTCCAATACGTAGATGGAAACGATCTCAATTCATCCATCAACGGCGGAACTGGGTTCAATTTTATCAACGTAGATCGCATAAACATCAATACGATCCGCAGTGGTGGCCGCCGGAATATGGCACCAGGAAATCTTAACACTGTTTCCCAAGGTATCTCTTTGAATGCAAATTGTCAGACTGTAATTATAGGCAACGCAGTTACCTACAACTGGGGAAGTCACGGTTTTTATAGCCAAGCTCAGGACATTTTGGTTAATGGTCTGATATCACGTGATAATGGCGGAAGGGGGTACGTTGCAGAGGGTTCAGCAGGGTCATCTATCCTAAATGGGGCCGTTTTCAGAGATAATGTAGCAGGGAATTATTTTACAGGAGGGACAAGCGTAAACCATCTCGCGAACCTCCAACTTCATAACTCTAGCACCGGGGGGAAAACTTTTGTGGCCAATGTCACCACAAATGGGTCTGCATAACGGTCCTTGCCATTTTAACTATAAATGAGCTATTCCCGCGCACTAAGAGTAGACACGGGAAATCAGTATGGCTCCGAGACATATTACAGTTATCCTACCAGCTAAGTACCGAGGCGGAAGTCTTCGAGTTACGAAGAATATCGTTCGAATGCTTTTGAAGGGAAGTCAGAATTATGGTGAACAGTGTCAAGTTAGATTGGCAGTACGTGCCGATACCTACGATATTGGGGAGAAGTTTCGTGATCTTATCGATAATGGTGTAGAGGTTCGGGAAATATCATTCAAAGAAGTTCCTCCAGAAGATGTTAACAATGCTAACTATTTCCAAGGTAGAAATATCGACCTACAGTCGAGAACCTATTGGCTAATGGAGGATGGCCAAAACAACTGTGCCGATAGTGACCTTTGGCTAGTTGTATCCTACTCTGTAGAGTATCCTATTGCCCCGATAAGGCCGACACTGATATTTGCCACCGATTTCATTCAAAGGTACGTACCTGATATTATTTGGCCACCACGGCCCGGTGAGGGGGATGCTGAGGCTCTTGCGTTCTTACGACAATCAGACGGCGTACTAGCTACAACACCACACACGCGGCTGGATGCGATTTCATACGCTGGCTTACCTGCGTCCAAAGTTTATCTTGCTCCGATGGAGTTTGACCCGACGTTTTTGGATCGTTACCGGTCAGTGTCTAAGGTTAAGGAACCCTATTTCCTTTGGCCAACCAACCCAAATGCTCACAAAAACCATGCAAAAGCGTTTCAAGCGCTAGACCTATATTACGGCAAACTAAAGGGTAAGATAAAGACAAAGATAGTCGGTGTGAGTAGTGTGTGGATGGACCCATCCCATCGATGGCAGGCCAAGTACGAAAATAAGGCTTATGTGAAATCTGTACGGGAAATTGTTGCGGGTCTCGACAACCTGAAAAGCAATGTTGAGTTCGCTGGTGAGGTTGCGGACAAGGAGTATGCGGAGCTTCTTGCTTCAGCTTGTTTCCTTTGGCATCCAACTTTGGCAGACAACGGAACTTTTGCTGCGGTCGAAGCGGCATATATGGGATGTCCAACGCTTTCAAACGACTACCCGCAGATGCGGTATATTTCTAACCGTTTCGAAATTCCCATGCAGTATTTTAACGCAAGGTCTGTGAAGGAAATGGCATCAGCGCTTAAGCAAATGGAGGAGACGCCAATAGATGTAGGTTTATTGCCAAGTCGAGAAACCCTATCTCTGCATTCGTGGGAAGCTCACGCTTCCGAATACTGGGATGTGATCGTGAGGGCAGCGGCATGAATAAGCTCGGCGTGTTTATCGGCTATAACCCAGGCCAATTAGATCCGTATCAGGGTATTTCTCGCTTAATTGCATTCGTGATCAAGGGGGCCTTGAACCAGGGTAGCGGTGTAACAATTGCTTGCCCCGGCTGGCTAAAGGACGATGTACGTGTTCTTTTGGAAGATGCTGATATCCCACTTGAAGCGGTCAAAATTATCGCGACGAATGGTCAGCCTCTATTGGCTTCGTTATGGAAGTTGAGAGATAAGTTCCGTAAGAGACGGACGAGTAAACGAAAACGTCTCTGGCTGGAGCGCTATGGCAAAAATGTTGCAAATTTTGTTGCAGAATGGCTTTCTTCGCGCTCGTATTGGGGGATTTTTTTGGGGGCTGCTGCAATTGCTGTAGTGACTATTCTACTTGCCGTACCAATTGCTATAGCCTTCACCGCTCTTATCGGCCTTCTATTTGCTCGTCGGCTTATTAGACGTGTTATCAGGTCAAAGCTTGGTTTGTTTTTTCACAAAAATGCCAATCAATTCAACAAATTAATGTCATCTGATGAAACCATCGACCGGATGAGGGAACGGGAATTCTCATTGTTGATGAAGAAGATCAACGCCCAGAAGGACATCAAAGTTTGGTATGTACCAGCCATGTTTTGGCCCGAGGTCGCTAACATAAAATCCAAGATCGTGATGGCGGCACCGGATATCGTCTTCTTCGATTACCCAGGGAACTTCCGAGGGATACGAGAGCATAACTCATACGATCGCATGTTAAAGAGCTTGAGGTCTGCCGATCATCTCGTTTGCTACAGTGAAAATGCGAAGCAAAAACATTTTGTTGAACGGTGTGATGTTCCTGCGGAAAAGATAACGGTTATCCGTCACGGGTTCGTAGATTTGGGAGCTTCTGGTGCGGCTATTTTGCGTCAAGATGCACTTGACACATTACATGCCTTTATCAAGAAGAATGATGGTCGAATGCCGGAATATTTGAAAGGTTTCCGGTTTGACGATGTTCCTTTCTTCTTCTATTCTTCACAGCTTAGACCACACAAAAACATAGAAGGCCTTATTAGGGCTTATGCAAAAGTATTGAAAGAGCATCAGCGCCCAGCAAAACTTATCCTTACGGCACAATTTCAATATGACAAGCGCATCCAGACCTTTATAGATGATAATGGCCTGCATGCTGATGTGCTGTCGCTGCATTCTGTACCAAACAAGGTACTTGCTGCTCTATATCACCTGGCATCATTGTCGGTCACGCCAACAAACTTCGAGGGAGGGTTCCCATTTACATTTTCAGAAGCCTATTCGGTCGGCACTCCATCGATCATGAGCCGTATCCCAGTCGTGCAGGAAGTGATTGATGATCCAGAGCTTCAAGACTTGATGACATTCAATCCTTTGGATGTGGATGATATAGCCAATAAGATGATTTTTGGGTTGGACAACAGGCAACGTCTATTTGAGGCGCAGTCTAGTCTATACGCCAAATTATCCGCTCGCACATGGCAGGTCGCCGCAAATGATTATCTGTCTCTGCTTAAATCTGTTGCAGACTAGCGATTATCGAATGGGCTGAACTCTGGATTGCGCGGTAGTTTCGCATCCCAAGTTTTGTCCACTTTACGAAAGTTAATCTCATCGCTGTGGTGATATGAGTTGTCATAAGTAATCTTTGTAGATGGTGCTTTTTTCTGCGTCCAGCGCGGCAGGGAATTCAACGCAATAACTGCCATCAGAATAATAACCAGAAATTCGAACATAATAGTGCCCTCGAAATTGATTAGCGCATTGAGGAGTACCTCTTCTGACCATCAAAATCAATTGTTCAAAATGCGCTTAAAGCACACGTATTCAATATAGCCGCCCACTGAGGCGGCTCAGATTGATGAAAAACCCCTCGATTTTTGGCAGCAGTCAAAAACGAGGGGTTTTGATTCCGATCTGTTCACGTTTTGAATCTGTGACGTTCCGTGAATCTGAGGCCATTTTGACCCTGCCCGAGGTTTGTCAGCAGTCTGAGCCGCCCACTGAGGCGGCTTTTTCTTTGCCGAAAGGAAATCACCAATGGCTAAGGGAACCTTTGCCAAAGCGATGCCGCATGTCTTCTCGGAAGAAGGCGGGTATGTCGATCATCCGAAAGACCCCGGCGGCGCAACGAATATGGGCATTACGCTTGCCACGCTGTCAGCCTGGGAAGGCCGGAAGGTATCGAAAGCCGAAGTGAAGGCGCTGACCAAGACCAAGGCGACGGATATCTACCGGGAGAATTACTGGAACAAGGTTGCCGGTGATGATCTGCCTGCCGGTGTGGATCACGCCACGCTAGATTTTGCTATCCACTCCGGCCCAGCCCGTGCCGTCAAGATGCTTCAGAAGGTCGTCGGTGTCGATCAGGATGGCGTCATCGGTGCGAAGACGCTCGCTGCCGTCCGAAAGATGGCCGCAGACCGGATCATCAATGAACTGTGTGATGCTCGTCTGGCATGGCTGAAAGGTCTCGGCACGTTCTCGACGTTCGGCAAGGGCTGGACTTCGCGTGTCTCGCGGGTTCGGTCTCGTGCTCTGGCGTTCTCACGTGACAGTGCTCCCGCACCTTCGCCGGTGCCGCAGGTTCCTACAGGCAAGGCCGTACAGTCCGATACCTCCTTGAAAGAGGTGCTGAAGAAGCCCGAAGCCTGGGGGCCGCTCGGCGGGATGATTACTGGGGTAGGTGCAATGGCAGACGGCTCCGGCCCGATGCAATGGGCGCTTGCCATCGCAATGGTCGCGCTTGTTGGCGTCGGCCTCTACTTCTTCATCCAGCGGGTGAGGAAAGAGGCATGATCTGGGCTCTCATCCCAAACTAGCTGAAATACTCGCTCGCTGCCCTTGTGGCGGCGTTTTTGTTGGTAGCGGGTGGGTATGTGGCCGGAACGATAAAAGAGCGCCAGCGGACAGCTTTGGCGGCAGCATAGGCAACAGCAAGGGCAATACAAAAAAGGCGGGCATTGATGAAAAGATTATCGGTATGGATAGCTATCGGCTCTGCCTTGAGCTTGGGGGCTTGCAGCCAGACTGCGAGCAATTGCGCCGGGCGGAAGCCGATCAGCCTTAAACCGGCGACGGCTGTTTATCTCTCAGGAAACGATACACCGGCGGGTCAGGGTATCGCTTCTCATAATGCATTCGGGAAAGCGGCGGGGTGCTGGAAGTGAATCCAATGGATAATGAAGCTCGAACCGTCAATCGCATGGGTGAGCTACCGGAGAGGACGAAGGAATTTCTCTCCAAGCTGGATGAGGACGACATAGAAACACTGGAGGACGCCATGCAGTTCTATTCGACCGTGCGCACCCTTGGCCGGGTTGGCAAATGGACAGTCCTAAGCATTCTTGCCATCATCGTCGGCGTTGTCTCTCTCTATGAGAACCTTCTGAAAATGTGGGGGTGGTTTCATAGATAG